GAAAGGAGCTCTGGTCTGTCCATGTCTATTAAGCGGCGTGAAAGGCCATTTTATGGCCCTAACGCCATTTATAGAAGAAGGTTAAGAGGTCCCTTTCCAGTTGGGACTTCTCCTCCTTATGACCAAAAGGTCGATAATTCGGCCTATTGGAAACCGTGGACAGGGGTTCAGACAACTGAATCCGAGAACCATTGGGGCTGGGATCAGGGTTTCGTCATGGATGGCGAAATCCGAAATTACGAGCCCCAGGATCGTGGAGGTAATTTTACCTCTCAGAAAACCTACGTTGTGTCTCCATATTATGTGGAGCCACAGTTTGTAGATTCTGGGTGGGTTAAGGAGCAACCTAACAATACCTGGGAGTATAGGGAGACCGCTGAAAGCGCTCTCCTTCCTCTCAGTATTGATAAGATGCCCTTTCCTCCAAGCGGGAGATCTAGCGAATCAGATCTCGAGAAGCTAGGTACAACGGCAATTGCTCGTTGTGCCCCCACGAACCAGGTCGCCCAACTTGCTGTCGCACTGACCGAGCTTTACCGTGATGGTTTGCCCAAAGTTTTGGGTCATGCCACTTGGAAAGCTAGGGTAGACGGAGCTCGCAAAGCTGGAAGTTCTGCGAGTAACGAATACCTTAACGTTCAGTTCGGTTGGCAACCTCTTATCTCTGATATCAAGGATGTTAGTCTTGGTATCAAACGTTCTGATGATATCTATAATAGATATCTCAGTAACGCTGGTAAGAGGGTTAGGCGACGTTATGTGTTCTCACCAGTTGAAAGCACCGTTAATACCACTGTTGCTACCAATGCCACCCCTGTCCTTGTGGGTGGTCGTGATAGTACAAAATGGCATAACGGCGCTTACAACCTAGGGACTGTCGTTCGTTCTCGTTACACACTCAGAAGACAATGGTTTTCTGGGGCCTTTTCCTACCACATTCCTAAACAGGATGATGGTTGGTTGGGGCACGTGGAACGAGCTAGCAGCGTTCTCGGGCTTAAAATAAATGCCGAGACGCTGTGGAACGTCGCTCCCTGGAGCTGGGCCGTCGACTGGTTTGGCAATACTGGCGATGTTATTCACAACGTCAGTAGCTGGGCAGACGATGGTCTTGTGCTGTTGTATGGGTACATCATGGAACATTCGTTCGTTCGCGATGAGTACTCATTCACTGGTTTTAGTAATTGGAAACCCAATTACTTGACCACTCCTGCGCGCGTGGTCCTCGTTAACGAGACCAAGCTTCGGAGGAGAGCTACACCTTTTGGGTTCGGCCTTTCTTTCAATGCTTTGACGCATCGTCAGAAAGCAATTGCTGCCGCCCTCGGTGTTAGCCGGGTTAGGTAGTAGGTTCTACTCTACGTCCCAACGCCAACAGGGGTCCAAGACCTGGGCCCTAGGAGTGATGCCAATGGCACTTACCGATCCTCAATCCATCACCATTAGTGCAGCGACTTCTCCTCTTCCGCGTACTTTTGCGGAAGGTGATGAGTCTCACTACACCTCTGCTGATGGGCTTATCCAGCTTTCTATCAATCACACCCTTGCTAAGGGTGGGAGAGTTAGAAGACTGGTGAGGCTCGACCATTCGAAGTTGACCTCTGACCCGTTTAAACCTAGTGAGAATGTGAAGGTATCGTTGGCGAATTATATCGTCTTCGACCTTCCTCCCGCTGGTTATACGAGTGCTGAGGCCTTGGCTGTGTATACGGGCTTCAAAGCCCTTTACACGGCCACTTCGGATGCGCTTATCACCAAAGTACTTGGTGGTGAGTCGTAGGGAGGGCGTCGGGGAGATCAAATCATATCCTAGCTCGCCATCATATGGCTGGCCAAGGGCTATGTTAGATCCATCCGACGACCGCCGTGACGAGGTCGGCTTCAATGAACTCAACATTAATTTGAAGATTAGTTATCGTACTATTCTTCTTATTTTTGTTGTGTTCAACGTTGCCGACCGCCTCGTCAGCGCATTTGTGTAGTTCACTTTGCCAGAAAACCTGGTTGTGAGCTACAAGTGCCAGGCTGATACGCGTGAGCGTGTCACTCCATGGTGTCTAGTTTTCCCGGTATTAATATACCGAGAAATCTAGCGCGTGAGTGAATTGGCTATGGATCAGTAACCCCCTATATAGGAGGGCTGATGAAAAGCCTGATGTCACTCTGGTCCCGATTAGCTGAGGAATCGGCTAATCAATGCTACACTAGCGCCAGCCGCGACATTAATACCGTCGTGGCTCGTGTCGAAAATGAGGGGTTATCGTTTCTTACGATAACCCTACCCTCCTTTGGTTTGGCCATCCAAAAATGGTTGGACCAAGGAAAGGTCGGCGTCCACTCCTCTTTTTGCAAAGAAAGAGGAGGAAGTCTCCCCCGATTTCTCGGAGGTTTCTTCTGCCGTGTTTTCGACAGGGAGAGTGGCGTGTTGCTTGATGATCCATGTATAGCATCTATTCAAGCCCTACGTCAGCTTACGCTGATGTGCGGCAAGATGCAGCTCCCATGTTCGAAAGAACGTGAGTCTGCAGCTATACATCGATATATCAAGTGTGAGCAGGAAGTCCGACAGTTTGACTCGGATCTCTCTGAGAGTGATCTCTTAGAGTTCCGAACTATGTCAAACATGCTTTTTAGATCAGTGTTTACCAAAGTAGATAGAGATATCTATTATGGACGCACTGTCCCTAGGCATGGTCCAGGATCAACCGCTGATGGACTTCTTGGAAACAAGAAGTTCGAGCAGCGTATCTGGACCCGTCGTCTCGAAGCGGTTTTTCCCGCTGGCGAGAACCTTCTTCCAAATTGGAGTTTTTACTCCATGCTGGATGAAGTGGACTTCCTCGAACCTGGAGCTGAGAGGCCTGTTAAGGTTACTCTCGTTCCTAAGACACTGAAGACCCCTCGAGTGATTGCTATGGAACCTACCTGTATGCAATATATGCAGCAGGCGGTCCTTCGCAGTTTTCTCGAGCACTTTGTTGAGGATCACTTCCTCTCGAAGGTTATCGGTTTTGACGACCAAGTTCCTAATCAGGAACTTGCTCGACGTGGTTCGATTGATAACCGAACCGCGACACTCGATTTGAGTGACGCTTCCGATAGGGTCTCCAATCAGCTCGTCCGAACTATGCTGCAATCGTGGCCGTCTTTCAGTGCGGCTGTGGATGCAACTCGTTCTAGGCGGGCTGTCTTACCTGACGGGACAGTTTTACGTCTCGCCAAGTTCGCGTCTATGGGTTCAGCACTCTGTTTCCCTATAGAGGCAATGGTCTTTACGACCTTGATCTTTATGGGTATTCAGAGATCGCTCAACACGACACTTAATCGGAGGGATTTGTTAAATTTCTCCGACTCGGTGCGCGTCTTTGGAGACGATCTAATCGTCCCTAAAGATCACGTGGCTACCGTTGTACAGGTACTTGAGCATTTCGGTGCGCAAGTTGGCCTGGACAAGTCTTTCTGGACTGGAAAGTTCAGAGAGTCCTGTGGTCGGGAATACTTTAATGGACACGAGGTTAGCTTGACTCGTGTTCGGCAAGCGTTACCGACACAACGGCATGACGCAACTGGTGTTATATCTACCGTTTCTCTCCGTAACCAGCTATATGAGGCAGGTTACTGGGAGACGTGTAGGTGGCTGGATGATTACATCATGGGATTGATAATTCATTTCCCATATGTAGCATCCACCTCACCAGTGCTGGGCAGGGTTAGTTTTCTCGGTTACCAAACCGACAAACTTGACCCATGTCTCCATAGCCCCTTAGTGAAGGGCTATGTAGTGGAGGCCAAACCCCCCTATGATCATCTAGAGGGAGCTGGTGCCCTGCTTAAGTGTTTGCTTAAGTTGGACACGGATGCTTGGTTAAGGGGTCAAGTCCCCTGGCATCCATCCGACACGCCGGTTCTTAATCGAAACGGCACCCCGTGGGTTCCACCCATGGTTCAAAGCAATCACCTAGAGCGTTATGGTCGCCCTAAGTCGACTGGCATTAAACTTAGGTGGAGATCACCCTTTTAGGGGAGTGGTCGGGCCAGCCTTGCTGACCTGAGGGAGAGTTAAG